TCATTTTACTTGTCCAAACGTTATTCTAATTAATCCATTCACTGGATCCCATTTCCAGTCTTTCATCTCTGTTTTACTGCAACTTGTCATGGTTAATACCACTATAATCATAACTAAAGTCTTCATCTTCTACCTCTCCTGCGGATTCGCACACCGCACATTGTATCGTTATTTTTTCTTTTTCATGCTGGTCTTTCCAGATTCTTCTGTATCCGTTACCCATACATGCTTCACATATCTTTCTCATTAACTTTCCTTTTTGCTTTTCTAAATATGTATGCAGGGTCGTAACCTGCAAATAAACATACGGTAATAAAGTCTCTATTACCAAGATCCACCCATTCTAAAGCTGATCTCATCTCTCCAAAAGTTAAAGGCAGCGCTTGTGCTTTCTTAGAACATGCTTCGTAAACTCCCTGTGATAACACAGCTTTCCAAAGTCTTTGTTCAGGAGTCTTACCGTGTTCTACAAATACACTACTATTTGCTAAGTCTGCCATTTAATTTTCTCGCTTTCTCATTCACTAATGTTTTTACAACTTGACTACGACTAAGTTTTACATCAGGTGTAATCTTAGTTTGTAATCTTGTTATGGTCGCGTACGTGTCATTATCGACCGTAATGTTTTTGTACTTGCTAAAATCTGTCATAGCTTGTAACCTTTCTTTTATTATTTATTTTAATAATATAGGACATTAACTCAAAATATACAAGGGGTCAAATGAAATTTTTACTGATAATACAGGTGTGTTCAGCGCTCAGTTTTCAGTGTATGGACCCGATGGATGCAGGAGAATATAAAACCCATTTTGACTGTGCAACCTCAGGTTATCTCAATGCTATGGGCCTGACTAGAGAGATAGGTCAAGAGATAGTTGATAGAGATAGAATCACTGTAAAGTTTGAGTGCAAACCTGTTAACGCAGTTTAGAATAATTCTAAACTACTGTGGTGGTTCATCACTACAGATATAACCAATAACCTGTTTACCTTTATACTCGTGATAAACATGATTAGAAAATAGTTTACGTTTTTTTCGTTCTAATACTTTTATATTTGTGTGAAACCAACTATCGCAAGATTGAAATATCTCAAAGCTATGTTGTTTAACATCCCCCATGGTTGTTAGATATAACAACGTTATTATTGTAACTTTTTCAAACACTAACGACCCTGGCCTTTGTACTTCTTCCTGTGAGGTTTTCGTTTGTTTAATCTTTTGGTGTGTATACCTGGACGTTTTTTAGGAGTTCGTTTGTGGTAATTGTTTACCCCAAACATAGGTTTCTTTTTAGCCATCTTTTTCTTCTATATCTTTTGTTTTTTCTATGAAATCTCTGTCCTTGTCATCAAGTTTTAAATACTTAATAGATCCATTTACATATTGTCTTGTCTCTTCACCACAATGTGTGCATTTATAATAGTCAGTTACAATAGCAACTAACAAAGTATCCTCATCGCAATGCGGACAAATACCATGAACAGTATCTATGTAACCTATTCTAACCATGGTGTGTATGATACTTTACCGTCAACTCTTTGTGCTCTTAATGATTGACCCCTATTGTGATCTGTTGAATAACTGCAATGAATCCAGCCCGACGTCGGTTCGTTATCTTTGTAAAATTCTAATATGAGCTGGTCAAATTCTAGCTCTGATCTAATCCATTTTGCTAATTCTCTATTATCTACGCCAGGTATTTCAAAGTCTGCTGCAGCTGCTTTATCGTCTGCCACATGTTGACTGTTCACACTGCTACCAATTTCTACGCAAAGCTGAGCACAACGGAATCCTGATGATATAATTAAAGGTTTGTCAAAGTGTGATCTTACTGGCTGCAATATGTTTGTAGCTAATGCTTTTAAATTTTCTATTTGAGTTGGATTAGGGTTATTATTAATCCCCTTCCTTTCAGCGACCTGGCTTTTGGTAAGCTCGTCTAAGGTTATGTTGGCTGTTAATTTCATTTGTTGTTATCGTTTAAACCTACATAAATTACAACACAAAGCAATAGTAAAGCTATCACTGTGTTGATAGGAAAAAAAGGTTCCACTATTCAGATACTCCCATTATCCACAATACAATAAATACATAACAAATAATTTCCATTATTCTAATATTAATGATTTTATAGAGTAAGATCCATCTATATTTTTTTCTAATTCTGCTTTAGACTTGATGCATTTGTATTGCACGTTAGGTGCAGGGACTCGAGTAGCTTCTCTACGGTGCTTCAAACAAACGGACATCGATTCCTGGATACGATGCTCTTTGATATCGGGTCCTACAAACATTAAAAGGGCTACAATGTGCTCGATCATTTTTTATAATTGTCCAATGTTATTATATCAGGATTTTCCTTCATATATTTTTGTTTCAATACAGTCCAGTAGCTAATTTTAGGATCATAATCTCTATCTCCAACAAAATGTGAAGACGACATAACGCCTACTCTCATACACATATTGATTAACTCAGCAAATTCTGGTGGAGGAGGACTAATTCTAGGCACTCTTTTACATTCTTTAATTACTTCTAATTGTGTTTTAATTTTCATTTGCTTTTCTTGTTCTGCAATAAACTCATCTGTACATGCTGTGCCTAAATACTTTCTCCAAGTAAATCTTAACATCCTATCATCATCAGTGCCTTCGTAATTACTGCTAGGGTTGTAATGATTATAGTTATAAGTGTCATCTCTTTGTTCAATAGAAACATCAAAACTACCTTGAGCACACGTATTTGTGCCATTGTTTAAATACTCGTTTCTAGCTTGCGCTGCTGTACAAAGTAAAAAACTAACGATTAAGATCCTTAATATCATATGTATGCTCCCTAACTTGATCTGCTAATTGTCTATATAAATTTTCTGCCATCTCCCATGTTGCTTCTGCTGCAGATAATCTTGTAGTAACTTCGGTCAACTTATCTTCTGCTACTTTTAAATCTCTTTCAATATTTATAATAGTTATTTTGTTTTCTTCAATTGTATCGGTAAGACTAAGAACGTATCTTACGGACGTGAATGTTCCGGCTAATATTGCAGCCACAACAGGTACAATTACTATATTCTTTTTTACCCATTCAAATCTAGATAATTTAATTTTCTTTTTCATCTTGTTACTTTACCTTTATTTGGTCCGTATTTAATTCTATATTTGTGTGTGCCTGTACCATTGATCTCTACTTCTTGTTTAAGATCTTTTACGTAACTCATTTGTTTTGCTTTTTTCTCTTGTTCAGAGATGTAATCTAAAATTTTTTTAGTGACTCTTTCCATTTGCTCTTACCTTGTCTTTTAAAACTTCTATGTCTGATAAAGCTTTTTCCATTTGTTTTTGTAGAAATTGTATGTTGACTTTATTGTGCATCATATTTTCTATTCTTACTTCAATCTTCTCTACAGTTTTATAAAGATCCTCCAACAACATCAGCTGTTCCTGGTCCACGGGCTTTTGATCTGAGGCCTTAAGTAAATCAGCTTGCATCAGCTCCCGTGATGTCTCTAAAGATACTAATCTAGCCGTAAGTTCTGTGTATGCGAACACGCCCATTGCAACAAGTACAATAAGACTAGCAACCGTCTTCATCGGCATTTGCACGGCAGCTGATTCAGAAATTTTTAGGGCCATAAATTACTTATAGAAACCTTTAAAGATCCAATTGACCCATTTGTTCCATAAGCCTTTTACTTTTTCCCAAGCTTTACAACAAATGTTTTTACATTTATCCATCATGTTTCTTCTCCTCAATTTCGTAAAAGAAGTTATCCGTATCTTCGGTCTTCCATTTACTTGTGTTTTCTACATTCCACTCAGAAGTCTGCACTTTCCAGTCTGGAATATTATCTTTCACAGTGAAAGAAGGTATATCCCAAATACATCTATTATTAGGTTGTGCTGCATAGTTCCCATCGTCCAGGGCTATGATGTGAGCACATTTGTGCTCGTGCGGAATCTCTGAATGGTCCGTGTCTAATATATTACTTTCAGGGTGAGCAAAGTCAACCGTAAATAAATATTGACCATGGTGCCATTTCTTATCTTTTCCTATGTATTTACCAGCTTGTCCGTCTAAGATATCCCAAGAATGCACAGAAGGATAATAACTAAAACAATTCCATAACTGTAACTCATCAAGTCTACGCCTAGGAACATCTTCTGGTTTGAAGCCGCGTTGTATAAACGCTGTAATTGGGAGACGATAAAAGATAGCGCCGTTCTCCATGATGGCATGGAAAAGAATCGACTTACCTGTGATAGACGACATACCAAAGATAATACAATCTTCAACTTCGCCATGATGTTTTTTAAGATCATAGAGATACTCTCTCTTAATTTGAGCATAAGTTACCGGTATGTTTGCATTTAAATAAGCCATAATTAATCATTAATACTTCCCCAAGTGTCCCCAGATTCATAGTCGACTTTATTGGGAACAGCGAGACTAACAGCATTTTCCATAATTTCAATTATTCTTTTTGCCATACTATCTGACTCAACAGATATATCTAATTCATCATGTATCTGTATATGAGGTATAATTCCTTCTTGATATAAATCTAACATAGCTTTCTTTGTCATGTCTGCAGCAGATCCCTGTATCAATTTATTCAAAGCCTTGTAAGTAAAAGCTCTACGTATATGTCCTCTACCATAAGTTCTTTCTGCTTCAACAAAATCCATAGGCTTATGCATACCAAATCTATTTGGTTCCCATTTTGTGAATCTACATCTACGCCCTAAAAGAGTGCCAATAGATCCAGCTGATTGTGCATGTCTTGATGTGTAATTCATCAGATCTCTAACAAAAGGTACGTTTTCGTGATACTGATAAAATAAATCTTCTGCTTCTTGTTTTGTATTTAGACCTAATTCAGCTTGTAGTTTTGTTTTACCCATACCATAGAAAAGACCCAAATTGATCGTCTTAGCTTGTGTTCTAGATATGTTTGCCATGTCTGCAACTGTTTGGTGGAAATCTACTGAGTCGTCTCTAAATTTTTCTACAATATCTCTTACTGATTGATCAAAAGAAATTGGCTCTGTTGTAGCTGCATAGTGCACTACAAGTCTCGGCTCTTGTTGACTGTAATCAAAACAACCCCACTTACAATTTTCTTCTGGTAAAAATAAAGAACGAATCATAGGACCTAGATCTTTATTTCTTGCAGGTATCTGCTGCAGGTTAGGATTTGAATAACTAAACCTACCTGTAACGGTGCCTCCTTGATCAGATCTTATAGGGTTTATATCTGCATGTATTCTACCTCTATGTTGATGTTTTAGTATTGTATCTATGAAGGTAGTGTGTGCCTTGTTTATCTCTCTTGCTTTTGCTATATTCTTAACCATAGGATGTTCATGAGTGGAAAGGAAATTTTTTGTAAATGAAGGTGAGTCTGTTTTCTCGGTTCTGGCGTAAGGTAAAGACAACTTATCGAATGCTTTGGCGATCGATCGTGCTGCCCATATTTGCACATCTTCTCCTGTTTCTTTTTTTACTGCTAATAGGAGTTCTTCTTCCTGTTTACTTAACTGCTGTTTCAGCATATGAGCACGTTCGATATCGACACGAACACCTTTAAATTTCATATCTATTAAACATGGAAACAACTGTGTTTCTAAATCAAATATCTCTACAAGATTTTTTCTTTGTATCTCTCTTGATAAAGCCTTAAATAATTCTAATGTAAGCTCAGCATCTTTCTCTGCATAATTACCTACATACATTGCAGGTAGTTTGTATAATTCTTTTTTTGGATCAATACCCCAAGACTCTGCAGCTTCTTTCAAAGCTTTCTCATCTTTTACTTCTCTGAGATATTCAAAAGAAATACTATTTAATGTGTAAGATAATCTGTTTTCATCTATCAAAGAAGACATAACCATGGTGTCCATGATATGTCCGTTGATTGGTATACCGTATGCTTTTATCCAGCATACATCATACATTGCATTGTGAAATATTTTGTAAGCATCTGTAGCACAAACTTTTTTAAACCATTCTAATACTGTTCTTCTGTCAATGTTACCGCCACCTTCATGAGCTATTGGATAGTATCCTTTCCATCCTTCTGTGGCTACAGCTATACCAACAATCTCCCCGTGTCCTTGTATGGCCCCAGAACCTTTTGATTTTAAATCAGGATCTTTTGTTTCTAAGTCAATTGCAATATACTTTGCGTCAGATAAATCTGGAAAGTTTTCAGGGCAATCCCACTCAGTTTGAACTGTAAACATTATTTCTTTTTTGTATCTTTTAACTTTAGTATTTCTAATTCACAATAATGAATTATTTTCTCTAGATCTTCTATCTTATTTTTAGATAAATATCTACATACATATTTCACAACACATCCTTGAAAGAATGAAAGATTATTTTTTGAAATAAACTCGTACGGCTGAATGTGAAAACTCTTGTAGTGACTTCCGCCAACCTGCCTTGATTGTGGAAATGCTTTTTGTAGTCCATCTGGATCTGTCATATTACTGGTGCTCCTATGTTATATTGATATTCATAACCTTGATTAGTTATAAATAGTTTTTGTTTTGCTCTTGTTGTACCTACGTAGAATGTACGATGCTCTGGATCCGCGTCTCTCTTTGCTGAGTCATAGATAATTCTCTCTATGTCTGTAAACAAAACAACGTTGTCTGCTTCATCACCTTTCACTCTGTGTATTGTAGATAATTTTATTCTTGCAGGTTTCATTAAATCATCACCTGACTCTAATAATTTTTTAATATATAGTTTACTGTCTTCTGGAAAGTTTAGTGTTTCCCAGCTCCCCGTCGCTCGCAACCCGTGTTCAGCTCGTAGTCCCTCTAAGTTAACAGAGGTAATGTTTTGTAGTGTCTTGCCTCCAGCATATCCTCTTTCTAAGTGTCCATCCTTTACCGTAAGAAAATCCCACAGATCTTTTACATCGTCCTTACTTACATAGGCTCCATCGTTTAAACGTTTCCACACCTTGTACGCACTTAACATTTTGTTAGGTAATAATTCTTGAGACTTGGCTTCAAATCGATAATTCATTCTGTATAAATGATCACGTAAACTTTCTAACATTTTATTCGTACGAGTCAATACAAGCCAGCTGCCTTTAGAAAAATCTATGTCTTCAAACTGTATGTTATGATGTACTTCACCCTCTTCATCTCTAGGTAACCATTCTTTTTCCATACGCTCTGACATGTGTGGTAATATAGAACTAGCTATTCTATGCACTGCTCTTGGAATTCTACGTGATTGTGTTTGAGAATCAAAGGTACCTTTTAAATTAATAAATATTTTTGGGTCTGCACCTTGAAAAGTATAGATCGTTTGATCATCATCCCCTGCAATATATGAACGAGCACACTTACTCTCTATGTAAAAGAACATGTCCCATTGCAGAGGACTCAGATCTTGGGCTTCATCGAGGAAAACACAGTGTAGTGGTGGACACTTATCTCCCTCGACAAACTTGGAAATCATATCAGCGTATTCAAACATACCTGTATCTTCTTTATATGTATCTAGATCTGTCTTGATTTGCTGAGTTAAAAAAATATCGATTGAGTGATGTAAATCTAATTGTACTGCTGCTTCTTCTAGAGATATCTTTTTATTTCTAGCATATTCCATAACCTTCATATGCGGATTAACATACTGTACATATCCGTTGTGATCTATTGCAGACTCAAAAGATAAGTCGCTGCATATTCTTGAAAAGTTTTTAAATCCTTTCCATTTGTTACCTTTTAATAAACTTGTTTTAGTATTTAAATCACACTCTTTTCTGCCCATGGCATGCATTGTGCTTACATAAACATCATCGTTTTTTATTCTTTCTTTAGCTACATCTACTGCAGCGTTACCAAAGGCTATGTATACTATCTTTTTAGGATCTGTTTTCTTCAGCTCTTCATCAAGATAATGCATGAGTCTATGTGTTTTACCTGTACCTGGAGGACCAGGAATAATTGTTCTATGCAAAAGGTGCCTCCTTAATTCTTTCTTTTCTTACATGGGGCCTGTCTAAATTAATTGTTTTCAACGCCATGTATCTAACACTCTTATTATTTATTTTACCTGGTATCTCTTCTGCATTAAACAAAGTCTCTAACATTCTAGCTGTCTTCTGTTTTGAATATTGTTTATCTGGCCAAAGTTTTGTTCTAACTAAATACTTCCAGAAGTCTTTAAATTTAAAATAACTTATACCTTCTTCTGTGTATGACAGCCCACGTAATATATCTTTCCAATCTTTACCTGGTATCTTGTTAATATAGTCTGCTAGTAATTCTTTTAGCTGCACATCTATCTTCGTAGACTCTGGTGCTTCTAAAGGTATGGTGTCTTTTAATAATTTGTTGATTACTTTTCTCCATACTAATTTAGCAATAGGTGGCATCGCTTGATT